ATCCATGAGTAACTGGAAGTCTCTGGCACCAAGACCTGTTTCTAACGTATATACTACCAACAGAAACGGTGAAGGTGACGGCATCCACGTTGCTATCGTTGATGATCTCGGAACGATTACTGGAACCACAGGTTCGCTGCTTGAGAAGCACGTAAGTCTCTCCAAAGCTAAGGATGCAATCTCCAACGTTAATTCACCAACCAAGATTTGGTATGAAGGATACGTTGCAGAATTCTCCAATTATGTTTATGCAGGTAGCAACCCTGGTTCAGCTGCTGATGCTGAGCATGGAACTAACCCAAGAGCAACTGGATTCTCGACTGACTATACTGCAGTAACAACTGGAGATGGTCTCTGGGGTCTCGACGCACAAGACGTTACCTTCAATGCGATCGGAAACGTTGGTTATACTCTCGGTGGTGGTGTTGACTACTCTGTCAACGAAGGCATGAAGGCAGAACTGAGCAGCCTGATTACTTCATACGGTCTCTTCTCCAACAAAGATGAAGTAGAAGCAGATTACCTGATCATGGGTCCTGGTTGTGATACTGAAGCACAATCACAGGCAAAAGCAAACTACTTGATCTCTCTTGCTAATGCAAGAAAGGATTGTGTTGCAGTTGTTGGTCCACACAGAGCAAATCTGGTAGGTCAAACCAACACTACAACTCAGACGACAAATCTGATCAATTACTTCAGCACCATCTCAAGTTCCTCCTACGGAGTCTTTGATAGTGGTTACAAGTACACTTATGATCGTTTCAACAACGCATTCCGTTACATCCCAACGAATGCTGACGTTGCTGGTCTTATGACTCGCACCGCGATCAATGCATATCCTTGGTTCTCACCTGCTGGTCAGCAGAGAGGAATCATTAACAATGCAGTAAAACTTGCTTATAACCCAAGCAAAGCAGAAAGAGATCGTCTCTATCAGGCAAGAATCAACCCAGTTGTTACGAAGCCTGGAATTGGAACACTCCTCTTCGGAGACAAAACTGCTCTCGGATACGCATCTGCGTTTGATAGAATCAACGTTCGCCGTCTGTTCTTGACAGTCGAGCAAGCACTTGAGAGAGCAGCAGAAGCACAACTCTTTGAACTCAACGATGAGTTGACAAGAGCAAACTTCAAGAACATTGTTGAACCATATCTCCGTGACGTTCAGGCGAAGAGAGGTCTCTACGGATTCCTGGTTGTTTGTGATTCTACGAACAACACTCCTGATGTTATCGACAACAATGAGTTCCGTGCAGACATCTTCCTGAAGCCAACGAAGTCCATCAACTACGTCACTCTGACGTTCGTTGCAACCAGAACTGGCATCAGTTTTGAAGAAGTCGCAGGCACAGTTTGATCTAATTGATAATAAATAACAACACGGAGGATTAAAAAATGCCACACTCTATTCAGGACTTCAAATCAACCCTCATTGGGGGCGGCGCACGCCCCAATCTATTTGAGGTAGTTCTCACCAACGAATTCCCAGGTTCTGCAGGTTATGATGCAGAGGATTTCTCAATTCTCTGCAAAGCGGCTCAGTTGCCCGCTTCAAACATCGCTTCAATCGATGTTCCTTTTAGAGGTAGAATCTTCAAGGTTGCTGGAGACAGAACCTTCGATACCTGGACTGTCACCGTCATTAACGACACTGACTTCAGAATTCGTACCGCAATGGAAGCATGGATGCAAACCATCGGTCAGTATGCTGATGGATCTGGTGCAACCGACCCTGCTGACTATCAAGTCGATGCAGTTGTCAAGCAGTTCACCAGAGCAGCTTCAACTCTCTCTAACGTTGAAGGTGCTGGAATGGAAGTTGCTAAACAATATAAGTTCTACAGCATCTTCCCAACTAACATCTCTGCTATTGATCTGTCTTACGACTCTGCAGATACCATTGAAGAATTCACTGTTGAATTCCAAGTTCAATACTGGTCTCCATTTACAGGTGAAAGCTGATCGTCTAAATAATAGCGATTAGTTCAACCAGTAATAATGTCGTCCAAATTATTTGGGTTCTCTATTGAGGACAACGAACCACAAAGTAAAGGCGTAGTTTCCCCCGTTCCTCAGAACAATGAGGACGGGGTTGACCACTATCTTACTAGTGGTTTTTTTGGTTCATATGTTGATATTGAAGGTGTATTCAGAACAGAGTTTGATTTAATCAAACGATATCGTGAGATGGCACTGCATCCTGAAGCAGATAGTGCTATTGAAGATATTGTAAATGAAGCAGTTGTTTCAGATACTAACGATACACCTGTCGAAATTGAACTTTCAAACCTTAATGCCAGTGATGGTATTAAGAAAAAAATTCGTCAAGAGTTTAAATATATCCTTGGTTTATTGGACTTTGATAAAAAAGCACACGAAATCTATAGGAATTGGTACATTGACGGAAGACTTTACTACCATAAAGTCATTGATATCAAGAATCCCCAGGAAGGTATTCAAGAGCTTCGTTATATTGACGCAATGAAAATGCGTTATGTAAGGCAGCAAAAGAAAAAAGAGAGTGATAAACTCCGCCTTGCAAACATGAATTCTGATAATCCTCTGGAGTATGAGTTCCCAGAGATCGAAGAATACTTCATCTATAATCCTAAAGCAGTCTATCCAACTGGTAGCCCCAGTGCAATGACTGGTGGTAATAAAGGAATTAAGATGGCAAAGGACTCCATCACCTATTGCACCTCTGGCCTTGTAGATAGAAATAAAGGAACTGTCCTTTCATATCTCCACAAAGCAATCAAATCACTCAATCAACTCCGTATGATTGAGGATTCACTGGTTATCTATCGTTTGTCTAGAGCACCAGAACGTAGAATTTTCTACATTGACGTTGGTAATCTTCCAAAAGTCAAGGCAGAACAGTATCTGCGTGATGTTATGACTAGGTATCGTAACAAGCTTGTATATGATGCATCAACAGGAGAGATCCGCGATGACAAAAAATTTATGTCAATGCTTGAGGATTTTTGGTTACCACGCAGAGAGGGAGGACGTGGTACTGAAATTTCTACTCTTCCAGGAGGACAAAACCTTGGAGAAATCACGGACATTGAGTATTTTAAGAAGAAGTTATACAGATCCCTTAACGTCCCGCCGTCTCGCATGGATGGCGAAGGTGGATTTAATCTCGGTAGATCCTCAGAAATCCTCAGAGATGAACTGAAGTTTACTAAGTTTGTTGGACGTTTGAGAAAGAGATTCTCTGGTATGTTTAATGACATGCTGAAGACCCAATTACTCCTGAAGAACATAATTACTCCAGAAGATTGGGAGATCATGTCGGAACATATTCAGTATGACTTCTTGTATGACAATCACTTCTCTGAACTGAAGGATTCAGAACTTCTCAATGAAAGATTGAATAGTCTTCAGGCTGCAGAACCTTATATTGGTAAGTATTACTCTCAGGACTATGTTCGTCGTCAGATTCTGCGTCAAACTGATGAAGAAATCCTGGAGCAAGATGCACTGATCAAGAAAGAGATTGAAGCAGGAATTATTCCTGATCCAAATGCTCCTATTGATCCAGAAACTGGAGCACCATTAGATTCAACTGCAAGTATGGATCTTGGTAAACCGCAAATGGAACCTGAAGCAGATGGTTCTGCAGCAGAAGCTCCAGAAATTCCCAATGGTGGGGAGATATAAATACCCATAGTTCTATATCAATATAATTAAATGGATGAACTAATTGACGCAATTTCAGCGGATGAATCTCCCGCAGATATTAGCAATAGGATTAAAGATATCTTATTTGGCAAGTCTGCAGAGAGAATCGACGCTTTTCGTCCCGCAGCAGCAAAGTCTATGTTCGGTGATGACACTGAAGTAGAGGATGAGATTGAGGACGAAGATTCTTCGGAGAGCGAAGAATAAATAAATAACTACTAAAATGACCTAAAGGATAATGGCTTTTAAACCGGTTGGCATTTGTACTGCCATAACTATTAGCACTGCTTCAGCACAATCTTCAACATTCTCTCAGCAGAGTGCTTATGTGAGAGTTGTTGCTTTAACTAAGGGTGCTCACGTTACGATTGGTGGTACAAATCCAATCGCGACTCCAGCAAATTTCTTTGTTCATGAAGGCGAAGCAGAAACTCTTTCTGTTGGCCGCGTCAACTCCCAACAGGTTGTTGGTATTGAAACTGGAGCAACCACAACGGTTGCATTCCCAGAAGGCGTTATTGGTTCACCATTTGCTGTAGGTGATTCTGTTGCATTGACTGTAGATGGTCAGTCGGGATTTAACACCACAGGATCTATTGTCAAAGCAGTCACTAAAACTGTGGTCGAACCATTCCAAACCAAAGTTGAGTTATTTCATGACACTTCTTCAGGAGCTCCAGATGAGACCAGAGATGGTCTTGGAACTCATGCAGAACTGAGAAGCACGTTCAGAGTTGCGGCTCTTGGACTTGGTAGTGGAACACTTTATGTCCAACAAGTTCAAGAATCAGGAGGTGTATGATGAAACTCATTAGAGAAGAAATCGAATCAGTAAAATTCTTGGTTGAAACTACCAAGAGCGGTAAGAAGTCTCTTTATATTGAAGGCGTTTTCCTTCAGGGAGAAATCAAAAACCGTAATGGTCGTATGTATCCTATGGAAACTCTCCGTAGAGAAGTTGGTCGTTATAACGAAAATCACGTTCAAGCTGGTAGAGCACTTGGTGAACTTGGTCACCCCGATGGTCCTACCGTCAATCTCGACCGCGTATCTCACAAAATCGTATCTCTGAAAGAGAGTGGTTCTAATTTCATTGGTAAGGCAAAGATCCTAAATACACCAATGGGAAAAATTGCATCTTCTTTGATTGAAGAAGGAGTAAAACTCGGCGTTTCTTCCCGTGGTATTGGTTCTCTCAGAACTACCAAAGAAGGAACCAATATCGTTGGTGACGACTTCATGCTAGCAACAGCTGCTGATATCGTTGCTGATCCTTCTGCCCCTGACGCATTTGTTGAAGGTATTATGGAAGGAAAAGAATGGGTATGGGAAGGTGGTATTCTGCGTGAAAAGTATGCTGAGCAAACTAAGCGTAGAATTAATACCCTGGTCGATCAAAAAGTTCTTGAAGAGCATAAATTAAATCTCTTCAATGACTTCCTGAATAACCTTTGATACTCGCGTATCATTAAATATTCTAATTTATAAATAAATATAGATTTAACTAAGGAAAAATCCGGAGAGTTCAAATGTCTAGTGGCAACGATTTACAAGAAATGGAAGTAGGCACGAAGCAATCCAAGACCGCTGTTAATGCTGGTGCAAAGGCAGCGGATCCTATGCCAACGCTTCAAGGAGACGGTTCTCAACTCGGCGCAGTTGAAGATCTCGGCGGTCCTACCCCCGAAAACTATAAAGCAGACGACGATTCAGCTAAGCTGAAGACACCTGGTGGCACTCTTAAGCAAGTTAAGGATGTCGTCAATAAGGGTGCTAAGCCTGCTGATGCAATGAAAGGCGTTAAGGAAGAAGAAGATCTTTCTGACGAAGAAGTAGTTGCAGAAGAAGAGACCACCGAAGAGGAAGTAGTCGCTGAAGAAGAGACTACCGAAGAAGAAGTGGTTGCTGAAGAAGAAGTCGCTGAAGTTGTCGAGTACAACATGGAAGAGGACGTAAACGCTCTCCTCCAAGGCGAAGAACTTTCCGAAGAATTCCAAGAAAAAGCACGCACCATCTTTGAGACTGCGATCAATGCTAAGGTTGCATCGATCAGAGTTGAGATGGAAGAGCAACTCAACGCTCAACTTGCTGAAGAGCAAGAAAAGATCGCTGAGGAGTTCGCTGCTGTTAAGGAGCAACTCGCAGAGCGTGTTGATTCTTATCTTGAGTATGTTGCTGACGAGTGGTTTGAAGAGAACGCACTCGCAGTTGAAGCCGGTCTGAAGACTGAAATGACCGAATCATTCCTTGGTGGAATGAAGTCACTTTTTGAAGAACATTATGTATCAATCCCTGAAGAAAAATATGATGTGCTTGAGAGCATGGTAGAAAAACTTGATGACATGGAGACAAAACTCAACGAGCAGATTGAGAAGAACGTCGGACTTAACAAGCGTCTCTCCGAGGCGGTTGCTGATGGAATCCTCGACTCCGTTTCTGAAGGTCTTGCTGAGACCCAGAAAGAGAAACTCGCCTCACTTGCAGAGGGTGTTGAGTTTGAAAGTGAAGCAAAGTATCGTGAAAAGTTGGAGACGCTGAAGGAGTCATATTTCTCCTCCAAAACATCTTCAACCGCTAACAAGACTGAGACTCTCTCAGAAGGTGTAGAGTCTGGACATGAGTCCTACTCAAGTTCAATGGCTGCATACATGAAGACTCTCGGGTCTTTTAGCAAGTCCTGAATTTAATATTAATTCAAACTGTAAACATCCACACTTTTAAAGGAAAAGCAAATGTTCCATTCTGAGCATCTGCAGGAAAAGTGGGCACCTCTCCTCGATCATGAGGGTGGAATCAAAGATTCCCATCGTAGAGCTGTTACCGCTGTCCTGCTCGAAAACCAAGAAAAATTCCTCCATGAGCAAAATGCTTTTGGATCCTCAGGTCTCCTGAACGAAGCCCCAACCAACGCTGTTGGTTCTGACGGTTTCCAAGGTGGTTCTGCTGAAGCAGGTCCTACCGCAGGTTTCGACCCCGTTCTGATCTCCTTGATCAGACGCTCCATGCCTAACCTGATCGCTTATGATCTGGCTGGCGTTCAACCAATGTCTGGTCCTACTGGCCTGATCTTCGCGATGCGCTCACAGCGCCTCAAGGAAGGCAGCAGAAGCGAGACCTTCTACGATGAAGTAGATTCCTCCTTCTCCGGTCAGGATGCAGGATTTGACCTGACCAACGGCATGACTGATCGTCTTGCTGGTATGGGTACTACTTCCCAGTCAGGCACCAATCCTTCCGTTCTGAACCCTGTTGGTTCCGCAACCTCCACCTCCTACAACGTAGGTCAGGGTATGCGTACCGACGACGCTGAGAATCTTGATGGTACGGGTGCAAACGCATTCAACCAGATGGCATTCTCGATCGAGAAGGTCACTGTAACCGCTAAGTCCAGAGCTCTGAAGGCAGAGTACTCCTTGGAACTGGCACAAGACCTCAAGGCGATTCACGGTCTGAACGCTGAGGCTGAGTTGGCAAACATCCTGTCAACTGAGATCCTCGCTGAA